ATATCGGTGGCTTGCTGAAGGACCGGATCGGTATGAGTGTCCTCGACCACATCGGTAATTGTGATAAAGTCACCGTACTGACCCACCGTAACCGTGTAATCCTGGTTCTGCATGGTCGAACCAGACGGCGTGACGCCTTCGATGAGCGGCGTGGTGGCGATCGGGATAAAGAAGTTACCGCTATCAGGACCAGCTGCACCGGTCGCGCCTGCCAGGAAGTAGCGGCGGAATTTCGCGGTCTGCGTGCTGTTTGTCGGCAGCGGATAGGTCTGGCCGAACTTTTCTAGATGCAGATACGGCATCGCGCGGGTCAACATGCGCACGACGGAATAGGCCGCAACTGCCGGGCTGATATCGCCGTATGAAGTAACAGATGCCATAAAAGGCTCCTAAAGATGGTCCCGCATCGTGCGGAGAGATTACCATTCTCTGTGACCATCTTCAGGAGTCGCTTGTATGACCCTTGGATGCACTCGAACTATTTATATACGAAATACATCTATGCGGTATATTATGTCAACCGGTTATTTTACATTCGATAGCATCTGAGAAAACTTATCGAACGCATCATTGAAATTGTTCGGGTCCACAGCGTCGGTCATCATCCCACTGCGTTTCGCGCCGGTCGGTGCCAGGGCAGCCGCCGCTTTTCTGGTTTTTGCATCGGCAGCCGCCTGCTGAGCCACTTGCGGCGCGACTTGCGGAGCAACCTGCTGATTTTGATCTGCTGACGGCACATACCCGGTATCTTTGCGCCATCTTTGAATCAAGTCTTGGACCTGCGCTTCATTACCTTGCCGCGCCACGGCTTGATACGTGGCCTTAAGATAATCCGGCTGCTCTTCAATCCACTGAAGGACTTTCGGGCGGATATCGCCGTAATCCGGCACCGCCTCTTGAACAGCCTGAAGATGGTTCCTGTTGAGCAGCGACGCGATCAGCTCATTTTGCTGCCGAATCACCGGCGCGATCTGAGCGAACGTATACCCAAGCATCGCTTTATATTCAGACCGGCGGATTAACTGCTCCGCACGGTATACGTCAGGAAACTCTTTCTCGTAAGCCGCGATGGCCGTCAACTCATCTTCGTTATACTCTTGCGCTGGCTGCGGAGCGGGCTGTTGCGGAACGGGCTGCGGCTGAACGACCGTCTGAAGGACCTTGGCAAGGTCGTCAACAGTCAGCGGCGCCGGAGCCGGTTTCGTCTCAACAGGTGCAGGAGTTTGCTGCGTCTGTTGCGTCTGCTGGGCGGCAAGATCGGCGGCTGCTCTCGCAGCAGCATCCATCTCCGTACCACTTTCAGGAACCGGTGAGGGCTCGATCGCGGGCGCCGGAGTCGCATCAGTCCTTTGCTCATTCGTCGGCTCAATGCTGACGGTAGGCTCTTTTGAAAACTCCGCAAAGGCATTGGCGAAATCTTCATCATTATTCAGCACCAACGGTGCCGGATCGGTCACCGGAACCAAATCAGCCATGGTTTATTCCCCTTCCCTGCTGAATACTTTACGCAGGTCATCGAGCGCCTGCGCGCGCCCTTGCAAAGCAGGCATGCTGTCACGGAGCGCATGGACCATAAGTGTCTTCGCTCGTTCGAACTTGATGTCGATCAGCCTCTGCACAATTTCAATGACTTCTGGATCAAGCCGCCGGAACCGGCGAACCAAGTCCGCTTCATCCTGTCTTGGTTGAACGCTCATTTCGTACCTCACATCCCTGGTATCCCACTGGCCGCTGGATTAGGCGGTAAACCTCCTGCACCTTGATCCGGGACCGGAGCCGGGGGCTGAGCAGCCGGAGCGGGTGCTTGCTGAGGCTCTTTCAACCCGCCTTCAAGCGTATGCAGAGCCGCTTCAACAAACGTCGCATCCGCACCCGCTTGGTTCTTTTGCGCCTGCGTGATGTCTTTGAAGGCTCCCGCAAGGGCCAGCCGAATCTGCGACTCCAGCCACGCTTGCTGAGACTGTGCGGCCTGACTGTCAGACTGCTGCTTGCTTTGCAAGCGCCGCTTCAGCTCCTGATCGGACACCAGAACCTCGTCCAGATCGCGCACACGGATACGCGCCTTCAAGAGCTTTTGACGATCAATGTAAATCTCGTCTTCCGGCGTCAGAGTCTGCGCCAGCGTATCCATCTGCATACCGCGAACCTCTTTCGCGATCAAACTGGTGGCACCGCGCGCGATTACATCATACTCGCTGGCAGGGGCTTTTTTCGGGTTAAACTGCCGGTTAAACTGCACAAGCGACTGGATTACCGACATCGTAAACCGGTCGAAATTCCTGATAATCTGTTTGAACGGCAGGCTCGCTTTGGACATCAGCATCGAAGCGCCTGCCGCGTTCCGCATCGCCTCGGTCGGCATACCCGTCGTATCCCCGCCGGTCAGCGCCGTTGAGAACGTCTCGATATCGGATATCCGCAGAAACAGCTCGATGATATTCTCCAGCTCGGGCAAGTGGCCGTCAACATTCAACTCGCGCACCGCTGGCCATTGGCTTGTCGGGCCTTCATCATCACGGTAAAACGTCTTATACGCCCCGAAGCTGGTCAGGTCCTGGTTCGCAACCAGGAGGGCCGTGTTCATCTCCAGCATCGGGCCGCAGATCACCGACGCATTATCGAGCATCATACGTGTCGCGGCACTGATCGACATCTGCGTATCCCGCAGAATATTCGGCAGCCCGAAGCCGATTGGCGCCGTATCATCCTTGTCAAAGATGAACGCATGGATCGTCCGCACATCAACGCCAAGCTCGACCCAGGGGTTGATCATCGCCTTGATGACGTAGCCATCGAGCATCCAGATTTCTGCTTCGATCTGGTCGGCACGTTTGTCCGGCGGCACTTCCACGCCCGCGCGCGTCAACTCGTTACCATCAACCTTACCGTGCCAGATAATGATCTCATACTTGGTCGTCTCGATCTTCGTTTCGTTGACGTTCATCTTGACGCCCATCGAGCGCAGCTCAGTCTCAAACTCTTGAGGCCGGTAGTTCCCGATCTCGTGGTTCGCGAGGTACGTTTTGATGATATCGCCGAAGAACTCTTCACGATCCGCCAGCTCGCGGACTTGGTTGCGCGCCATAACCCGGCGCGTAAAATACCCGTCACTCTCTTCCAACCGCTTGGCCGCGAGGTCCGGGTAGAACTCCCAAATCGTCAGAAATTCAAAGTGCGGCATGTACGCCGTACGTGTTTTGGCGACCGGCTGTCCGTTCTGATCCAGTGACCATTCGGTCGTTTTGACCGGTCGCGCATACGGACCTTTAAGCAGGCCGAGCCCATACAAGATACCCGAGAGCAGAACCTCCTGCACCAGGGCCACATAATCATAGCTCTGATCGCCGCCGAGTTCTTGCAGCTGGTCTTCGATCTCGGTCGTCAGCTCGCGGGCGCGTTTGTCGGCTAGCTCCTGGATCGCAGCCATGACATAATCAAGATCGGTTTCGTTCTTGACACCTTGTGCCTCATCGCGGGCTTGAGCGTCCGCAAGCGCTTGCTTCACATCTTCGACCGTCATGTCCGGGCTTGGCCGGGCGTTGATCGTCCAGTTTTTGTCATCCGATGGAAACATAAGGTCCATGATATGCGCCAGCATCGAGATCACCTTTACACGGGTCATCTTTGGATACGCGCGCGAGCGCTCAGGACTCAGCTCTTTTTCCACTTCTGGATCGTAATACCCCAGGTACTGACGAAGGTTGCGCAGCCACCGCAGCTCTTGTATATATCGATCGCTGCGATACTGATCAAATAAGTGCTTCAGGTTATACCCCAGCGCTTTCAGCGCCGATGGATCGAGCTTAGACGTAGGGACATCTTTACCCGGCACATCGACTGATGGCGGGTCCATACCCTTCATCAGGTACTCTGTTTCTGACATATACGTTACCTGAAATTATACCGGACCGGACGGCTTTGCGGTCGCCGTTCTAACCGTTCAGAGACCGTCATACCACGATCGAGCCCGCGTTCAAATAATTTATGGAAGTACCGGCAGAGATACCCGAAGGCATCGCCAGGGTGAGACGAGCCGTTTTTTTCCGGGACCGGCTTCATTGAGTCGCCCTTCGGCTTCAGTTCGTACCGCCAGCCGCCTGATAACGCCCGCGTTAGATTATGACACATCTGACCGTCGATCAGCAGCGCCGGACCGGCATCCGTCAGCCGCGTCGTATAACTTTCGATGGCCTCCAGCCGCTTGGCCAGCTGGTTGTTCGTCTCGATCTTGACCTTACCAGGGAAGTGTTTACGGAACACATCCGCCACCGCGCGCTCATCGGTCTGCGCCCGGTTATCCGCCGCTGGGTCCGGCGCAATCCAGACATCAGCACCTGGGAAGTGCCGCCGCAGATAAGGCTTGAGCAGTTCGGTGATCAGCCGTTCGGCACCATAGTTCGCCTGCACCAGCTCACCCAGCACCAGCAACCGCCCATGCAGGTCTTCCTGGCCAAAAATCAACGCCGAGCCCGCGAGACCAGGGTCAAGCCCAACCACCAGGGGGTACGCTGGGTTGAACCTCAACCGCTCTTTAGAGACGTGCCACTCAGAGTTAAACGTCGTCACAACAGGCGTCCCATCGGCACTGAACCCCCACTCAGCGTCCAGGAACTGTTTGACCCAGGCTCTCTTCTTACCCTTCGCGAGGCTGACATAATACGCATGGCTGCCATCATATGGCGGCAGGTTCTCAAGGTTCTCCGCGTCATCCGCGAAGCCGCTGGGCTGATGGAAATACTTGACGTTCAATGACCCTTGACCGGCATTGCTGCCGCTCTCAATTTCAGCCTTCGTGACTCTCCGCACTTCATCGCCATGAAGGTAGTCGTGCCACCAGTTGTCCTCGGTCGAAGGGTTGGAGCTGCCCCACATCCCCCAATTGGTCGCGCCGCCATCTTTACGGGACGGGTATCGTCCCAAGCGTGCGGAGAGTGCCTCGATAATCGAACGCGGCAGCTGGACAAACTCGTCAATGA